TAGTTAGTCTTACGTCTTTTTTAACATATGCCTGGTGCGAATGGTCTCCGCCTGTACTGGTATACCCGCTATGAACATGGTCTGCACTAACCGTTCCGGTATTTGCCGAAAACCCATGGGTATGATCGTTATTATCGTTCCCGGTAGTACCAGAATACCCATGGCCATGTGATGGTATCTCTGCAACGCTAAGAGTATGGGATGCCTCCCCGCCCGTGGTTCCGGCCTTGTATGTATCTCCGGCAGTCAATAAAAACATATCCTTAATCTGTACCCAAGTACCCCCAAAGAGCTTACCTGGATTGGCAGAGTTTGATGATGTATAAACAGAGCCGATAGGATGGATTAAATCAAGTAATCGCTTATTTATTTCATCTATTTTGGTTTTTAAAAAATTATCATTGTCAACCAGTTTTTGTGTAACATCGTTAAACAAATCCGCATGTGCAAGATCGTCTTCCTCAAACTTCCGGACCACTTCCGAGTATTCCGGATTTTCAGGTACTTCAAAGTTCGCCATAATGTACCTCCTTAAAACATGTCGTCGATACGAAATGTCATTTCTAAATCATCATCTTTCCCTTTAGATTTAAAAGTTTTTATACATATGATATCTCTTTCCTCATCATACAAGCCTATCTCACTGATTTCCGTGCCAGGAAGTTCATTTTCTGCCAATGTGCATTCATAACGGCAAGTTGTGTCAGATGGAAAACTATAGCCATTGATTACCTTCCGGTACAATTCATGCGTTAGCTCCCCCTGCCTTTCTATTGGTGCAAGGACATTCCCATCCGCATCCACTCCTCCATCCCCAAATGCCATTCCCTCTACTTTTGGCAGAGTAATTTCCCCCGCCCTTGCCATAGCTAACTTCTTCCTGCCATTTATGGTTATAATAAAATTATCCATCCAGGCTCTCCTCCTTATCCAATGCATTTAATTTCCGGGTTCCGTTTAACCTGACTTTCCCATTTAGGCGCCACACATTTCTTCTTGTTCTGACTGAAGATTCTATTGTGTTATTATTTTTAACCCCAAACCTCATATCCCCCATCTGGGCAATAAGGTTTTGGTTATTTACTCCCAAACGCATTACCAGGCTGTCAAAGTGTATTTTTTCAATCCATTTAAAATCAAATTCTACTAACACGACTTCATCAATGCGAAAGGTGGTATGGGACTGTTTGATTTCTTCCACTGCTTTATACGCCTCTTTAACATCCAGCCTCCCCTCACCCACAAAAGTCACCTGGAAAACATTAGGGTGTGGCGGGTGAAAATTAAACTCCCCCGGGTCATGGGCATCTGCAACCGTAACTTTAAATCCAGTAATGGCCGAAAGATACGTTTCCATTCTGTACGGGGTCATGGGAGCCTTAAAGTCTCGTTTCTGGTAAATTATCTTCCTTCTTTCCTCATAGGTTAGATAACGCATCACCGGAAGCCCCCACTTTATTTCATGGTAAGCAAGACCCCAGGTTGCAGTTTCGGGAAAAAATTGTTTCGGCAAATCCTCTATTAACTCTCTGGCAGTGTCATACTCCCTTCCCATAACTTCAAACATCCACTTTGCCACATAGGACTTATCATAAAATCCCCGGGTGACACAGCCAAGCATCCTTTTTGCGCTTTCGCTTTCCGGGAAATTCTCAATATCAAATGCCACTTTTATTCCCCCTTCCCTAAGAAAAATCAACTGTCCCTGTCTGTGGATACTCTTCTTTGGCAAAAGATATATTTTCCATGGCATCATTTATAAGAAACGCCTGGAAATCCTCTACACCACTTATACTGCTTATCAGAGGACGCACATCATTGTACCTCAGTACCCCTTCTTTTTTTGCTTCTTTATATAGCTGCTTTACTGCAAGGGAAAAATCATCTTTTATCTGCTCTAAATCCACAGTTCCGTCAAACAACAGCCCTGTACATTTATAATTTATGGCTTTTGTTTCTGCAGCCACACAAATTAAAGACGCACAGGCCGTAGGCAGAAGCCTTCTGCTCCGGTCTTCCGGGGATACGATGTGGTTATATACATTTTCCACCAGGCTTTCATCTGCCGGCTGTCCATCCGTATCAATTAAAACCAGTTTCACCGTCCCGGGGCCTTGTGCAGCCGGGACTACAATACATTCCCCTGCTCCTGCATCTTTCGCCCAGCGCTCATAATCTCCATCGTTTCCCAGATATGTCTTGCTGTTCTCATATTCCAAAATGATCCTGTCAAATAAATCATCGTCAGACTCCTCTTCCTTTCCCCCTTTCGTAGGCACGGGATTGGTTACGCTAGTGATGCCATCGTCCGCCTCATCCATCATGGTGATGGTGTCTGCTTTTAACATAGATTCCGGCCCGCTCTCCAGCGCCGTAACCTTGACAAGGACTTTCCCGTTTTCGCCAATGATACTGTCTTCGTCCGTGGCAAAATCAATCGAGGAGCTGTCATCTGTAGCCGCCGTACAAAAAACAGTCCCCTTTAAGATCTCTGTCCCCGGATCTCCCTTGATTTCCACTTCTCCTGTGGCATATGTTGCCGGATGCCTGTAGAGGTTTACCTGTTTTGCATGCAGATCCAGCCATTCCCCCCAGGCATACTGCGGAAATCCTATCATAACCGTCCTGACCAGGTAAAATTCAATCAGTTCCGCTTTTTCAAGCGCTGCCGGCATGGTAAAATCAAAAGGAAAACCTCCCGGCATATCATCAATATCCGCCGGAAGATCCTCCATCATCCTCTCGTGTATCTCTTCTGCTGTGTTATCCTCCAAAAAATCCGGCTTTGTAAATTCCGGCTGCATCCCTTTCCCTCCTTCCTTAAATAGTCACCTGAAACTTATAGGCATCAATCCCCACCACATCAAAAGTGCAGCTTACTGTATCCCCATTCCAGGCAAAAACAAAATTATACACACTTTCAGTCCGTGGATTTGTCATAAGAGCCTCTGTAATCGTCCTCTGCATCATGGATTCTACGGTTGCCGGGTCGTCATCATAAACAGCGTCCTCAAGCTCCGTACCTATTTCATCCGGGTATGCCAGGCAGGAATACCGTTCTGTCAATGCAATTTTATAGCACCAGATCATATAAGCCTCCTGTCCACTACACCCCATGACCCTGTTGGAACTGTCCCGGACAAAATCTCCCGCTGCCGGGTCCCATTTCATACTCCTTTTGTATTCCGTATCATATTCTTCCTCGTCCTCGTCGGAAACTTCCGGGACGTCAAACACCGGATACAATTCTTCCGTCATACTCTGCCCCCTTCCTTTATGAGCTCCTGACAGTATCCACCACTACAGCCTCACTTTCTATCCATACGATTAATACCCTGTCCCCAGGCAAAAGCCTTCCTGCCGACACATTACTCAATACGAAATACTCTCCTTTCCGTATGGGGATCGGGTAAGAATCCGACAAAAGACTCATATTCTTTTGGATTTCTCCAAATTCGCATACCGGGTCTGTTGCATTCTCCATGCGCATCCTTTTTACCATAACATTTGCCAGCTTATTTGTTCCCGGCTTTGACTTTGCCGCCATGCCCTCCCTCCTTCCGATTTATTCAAACGTGCTTTCGTCCACCCATCCGTTTACCTTGCTTTTTTTATCCTTATGTACCAGGTAATAGGGATGCCCTGCCCCGGAGGATATTTTTTTTATTTTAGCCCTGCCTGCTTTTGCAGAACTGCCTTTTGCCCCATTTTTAGAAGAAACATAATATTTTCCCCCTTTAAAATCCACGATATCACCTGTGGCATATCCTTTCTGCTTCACGGCTTTTTGCTTAGTGACCTTATCTTTTTCCTGGTGTTCCAGGTTCATTGTCATGCTTGCAGTATCCGCATCGTGGCGGATGCCTGTCACATGGTAGTATCCGGTGGAAACTTTTGCATTTTTTACATAAACCACGTCCCCTTTACGGATAAAAGGCACATCCGGTGTATTCAAGGTAATGTCCAGCTTCACGCTGCCATTTTCGTTTAAAATTTCTTTTGCGGCTGTCTTGGCGTCTTTTAAGGATTCATCCGTTCCCCTGGTATATATCCGTTGGCGTATGCCGTACTTGGTCAGGCCGTTTACTGTAGCCTGGACTTTGCTTTTCCCTTTGTCGTCCACTTTGCTCATAACCCGGACACGGGTCACAAGGTCAGCTATGCTCTTGCTGTAGTCCACGCTGGTGATATTATCTTTGTCAAAAACATAAACCGTGCCATTGTTTCCATAAGGAAGGATGCTCACCTTCCCAGCAGATGCACGGATAACGCATTTGGGCTTCCCTTTTTTCACAGCATCATCCAAAAATTCAAGTATAATATCCGACAAATACTTGCTGGAAAACTTCTTTTTCCCATGCTTCACATTGGGGCCGCTGTATTTTCCCAGGGTAACTTTCCAGTCTTTAAATATCTTCTTTATGGCCGCTTTCGTCCCTGTGCCTTTACTAAAATACCTGTTCTCCTGGCTCTTCTGCAGATTATACAGCTCATCGTAACAGGTGCATTTAAAAGCATCAGAATCATTTTTAAGCACCGGGTTCCAGACTGTCACATACCCCCTGGCCACCTCCTGTTTCTTTTTGCCGTAAACGGCTGTCACAACCACTAAGCATCCCGGGGTTATAAGGCTCTGGAGGTATCCCTTTGAAGTTTTATCATTCCGGCAGGAAAACGTAAGCCTCATGGATATTTCATTTACGCTTTCTTCCCACCCAAGGTCCTCAATATAATCCTTAATGTCATACTGCTTTCCTTTGCTGGTCACAAGGATAACATTGTACTTTATATTAGATACATCAATCACGGTATCACCTCCTAAGGGATAATGATTTTAGTTCCAGACACCAGACAACGTCCATGATCAGAATCTGTATCAAATTTTTTCTTTGCTGCGCCATCCAGCACGTCTTTGTTTCTTTGGTACAGCTCCATCCAGTTATCCCCAAATGCCATTTCTGTTTTAGCAATCCGGTACAGGGATTCCCTATCCCTCACAATGTGTTCCTTAATAATCACTTTTTTCTTCGTGCTCCGTTTTTTTGCTGTCTTTTTTTTCTTTTTG